ATTAACCTTATCTGTTTTTCATACTGTCTAGCTGCCGCTTCACTTTGAGCCGCCTCGTCAAAATTAACAATCTTGCCGCCTCCGAATTGACGTTGCATGCTGGTCATTACTTTATCCATAACATCGCCAATTCTGTTTTCTCTAATCATCTTTTCAATTTGAAATCCACCCATCAATCCACCAGGACCACCAGTAGACATAGAGATGAAAGACTTCTGCTCAATACCAAGGTTTTTCACTCCGGTTAACATGTTTTGAACCATTTCAACAGAGTTGCTGGCGCTTACTCCAACTTTTTGCAATGCAGTGCTGTAGTCTGTCATTACTTGCGCAATCTGACCTGAATTTCTGGCAGCTTCTTCACCTGCGGTAACGAACATTTTAAAAGCATCAGCGGAAGCTGTAAGTGCACGATGCACATCTTCAAATGGAGCGCCTACTCTATTAGCCACTTCTGTCATTCTAGCAGTAAAAGTCAAACCTTCTTGAACAGAAGCTCCATAAGCTTTATACATCTTGGTTACGTCTTCGATGACTGCCGAATATGAGCGACCAGTTCCTCTAGCCACATCAATGGCTGCGGTAAGCGCACTAGTAGTTCCGGCAGTAGCCGTATTTGACACTACCACCTGTTGCAAAGCACCAGGGATTTTGCCGATTTCCGCCCAATACTTTTCAACCTCTGTTGAACTTAATTGGGTTGCTTTTTCGGTTTTTGCCATCGCAGCAGCTTGTTGAGCTAATAGGTTATTCATACCACTTAGTTCAGGCCCTGCGGCTGCCAAAACCTTAGTAAGACCACCACCAGCAGCCGATACTTGTACGAAAGCATTTTGCAATCTTGCGCCATTGTCTGCGCTTTGCAAAATACCTTTGGCATACTCCATGAACACGGTGGCTCCCTTACCAGCCATTTCAAGAACCTTCTTGGGAGCTTCGCCTGAAGCAATAAGAACACTCTTAGCGTTTTCTATAATAGAACCAGCCAATTTACCAGCGGGGTTTTCTTTCACTATGTTGCTAAGATCGTTAATCTGTTCAGTAAAGGTGGAAAGGTTACCTGTATCTACACCACCCAATGCCTTATATGATTCTCTCACGCCAAGAATAGCAACAGACAAAGCGCCCATTACTTGTGTTTGCCCCTCGGTAAGACTAGTCATCTCCTTAAGGTTGATACCAGATTCTCTGAGTCCAGTTTCAAATTTTTTTAACTCAGTTTGGGCGAACGTTGTAATTGCGCTCATTCCCTTAAGCAAATCGCCAGCATGGCCAGCAGCATTCCCCATATGCTCAAGCGAGGTAGCTGTTTGATCAGATGCTTGACCAAGCGCTTGAGTAGCCTCAGTGGATTGCTGAAGCGCTTGTGGATCTGGGGGTGTTGTTGGATCGCCTGGTCCTGGCATTTAGTTATCTCTCTTCTTTTAGGGTGAGGCGCCTCTTTCTCTTGGCTTTCTTGGTCGTCTCTTGGGGTTGTGGGGCCGCTAGGGATATTAATGACATTTCGCGGACCATCTTGCTGGATTCCTCGAATTCTTCATCTGTGGACTGGTGAACGTCACCAGCGCCAACTAGCTCTTTTACAGCCTCTGGATGGTCAAAGGATGCTAATAGATATGCGTGATTTTTAGCTAGTTCGGCACTATCTATTTGATCTCCAACCCATTGATTAAACATCCATAATTTTTGAACCGGATCTATATCAAGTATCTCTGGGTCGTCAACTTGGATAGTTCCTTTCATTTTCATTAATTCCCAATGAAAACGATGGTCCGGCTCATGTATTATTTTTTTAGGTCTTCAACCACCTCCTTTGCGTCAGTTTCGTTCTTGATAGCATACTTGTCTCTGGCTTCATTAACCATTGCCAAATACTCATCATATAGACGACTGAGCAAATAGTGGTCTAGTTCCTCCATGAACTCTAATCTTGCCTCTATGGTATTAGAGCCTAGGAATTGTTCTACTTCTACTCCAGCGATTTGAACCAACGAACGGGCTACTAGCTGTCTTCTAATTTCGAAGGGGGATTCAACAGTCCCATCGAATTGAGAAGCCGCTAGAATAGCCGAACGTAGTTCTCCTGACTTGAGGGTTTGCAAAACGTACTGATGTCCATCTAAATCGAAACCTCTGGTGGTACGAGTCATACCAATGAGCATTTCAATACGACGTTTTGCAGCATCTCCGAGACGCTCTTGTCCACGTCTCCTTGCATCTTTAGCTGCTTTGATCTCTCTCTCCATTTCTGCCATCTCTGACGTTGGAGGAGCAAAATCAGGCCCCATACCCATTCTCTCTTGAAATTCCATCATCTCTCTTTGATTGATAACTGGAACCTCTTGTGGTTGTGGAGGACGAACGTATTGTGGCGGTCCACTACTTTCATCTGGAACATCCACTTCTCGAAACTGTGGTCCTGCAAACTTTCTATTTCCTAATGGGCTCTTAAATTCCGGCATCTTTCAACTCCTCAAAAGAATATATAACAAATAAAAAACGCCTGATCTTGTTAGATCAAGCGTTTTCGTTATTGAAAAGTTATTGCTATATTGATTAGAATAGCTGTGATAGGGTTGGAGGAACACCGTTGCCCAAATCGAGCAATCCAGCAGCATCCAAAGAACCTCTGCGACCAGCATATCCAGTATCGGTTTGCTGTTCAATGTTATCAGAGGAAGTACCACCAGCATTAGAAGTTTTAACAATGCTGACTGGGATCTGGATTTCTCCACCAATTGCAACTGGCTTGCTACCAAGACCAGCGATGTTGGAACCAGTGCCCAAGATGCTATAGATGGTTTCAGCTTCCCATTGCATATTATCAGTGATTACCCAATCGCTGACTTGGTAAGTATAGTCGATACCACCAATCCAGACGTTCTTGATAATCGTAGTGATTTGGCTGGCTGGGTCTCTCTTTTGCTTATCGAAGATAACGATATCAAAAGGATAGGCTTGAGAAGCAACGTGAACGAATCCACGGCTGAAAGCTTCAGCAATTCTTAGCTTATCAAATCTAATTCTTTGGCAGGAACCAGTGATGTTGGTTGATTGGTTAGGAACAGAGTCAATATGACCATCTGTACCAACTTCATCAATCATCTTAATATTACGCTTTTCATTGATCTGAAGCTGCTGAACAGCGCCTACAGGAGTGAATGTTCCACCAACGGATCTAACCGTAATAATGATATTGGTAGAAATAGCAGTGCTAGTTCTGTTAACACCATTATTCCAGGTTAATGTAGAGCCTGTATTGGTAGCTCCTTGTAAATTAGTATTCGCCATTATGATACTCCGTTAAGCTAATTAAGCGCTTCCTAGTTGTCCTACACTTACCTTAATATATATCCAGTTGAGTGGATATGTTGGTTGAACGCTTACAGAAACATTCCATTGACGTGGATCAACACCGTCTTGACCAACATTGAGGTTCTTATAAGCAGTAATTAGACCTTGGGATACTAGAGAGTTCAAAACGATAACTGCTGTTGCGTTTAGGGAAGTTCCCGTATCTGGGGTCTGTGGGGTTCCAATGAAACCCTTGAAGGCGGCTCTCATTACCTTAGCAACTCTGTCTCTGATGAAGACGATGCTAATTTCTTGTTCCTCTGGGAAGCCGGATTGGCTGGTAGTAATACCCCATACGATCTCGCCTCCACCTGCAACTGGCTGTAGAGTGGTGACACCCGAGGCAGCTAGTTGTTGTAGAACCAAGGTGGAGAATTGCTTGTTTCTCAAGATAGTAAATCCAGAGAGCACCTTGTTGGTGAGTGGGTTTTCGAGTCTGAGGTCTGCATTCTCATAACCAGCGGCAGCAGCGGCTAGGTAGAATCCGTCAATCAAGACGTTATCGCTACCTGCTTGTACCACAATCTGATCTGGGTAGAAATAGACTGCTCTATAGGTATCACCGTAAGCATCTGGGACCGAGTAGTTGGCCAAGTCTTCAATGTTACCAGCAAGAACGTCAGTAATGCTTGAACCTTGGATTCCTTCTAGGACACCGATGTTTTCAACGGCGGCTGGCTTAGCACCGCTCAAGTTGTCTGGAGTCAAACCGGAGATAGCTCCGAGGAATAGGACTCTTTCCTTCTTGTTGACAATGTTGCTCATTGCCTTGCAGTGATTGAGGCAGTTTTCAAAGATGACCGAGATGGTCTGGTTTGGTAGAGCTACCAAGATATCGCACTCGATTGTCTCAAGTACGGCCAAGGCATTCAACCAACCTGCATCGTAGAAGGCTGCATCTCTTGCGTCAACGACGGTCACTCTCAACTGATAACCATTTGGAACTACGTTATGGTTCAAGACAATGTAGTTGCTGGTCATCGATGGATCGATTACTTCCCAACGCATACCACTCTCAGAAACGAATGCCTTGGTGATAGTAAGGGTACCATTACCACCTGAGCTGTATCCGATAATTGGATAATCACCGTTGTTGTTTGGGTCACCAGCGATTCTCAAAACATAGTTAGTTGGATTTGCAACGAAGACTGGAATACTATTGAAGTTAATCAACACGCTGGTCAAAGTACCAGTTCCAGTGTTTAGAATCTTGACCAAAGTACCATCGTTAGCATCGCTTCCAGCTACGGTCAAACCAGTAGTTGGATCGATTAGTTCGAAAGTAGTTCCACCAACATTGTTTACAAAATCTGAGAAGGTGGCACCAGAAACCACTAGCTTACCACCAGACACAGTAACGTTGGCGAAAGTACCTACGTTGGCTACGTTCTGTGCATCAATTACCTTAAGAGTCAAACCAACATAGGTAGAATCAAAAGTAACTGAACCAGAAGAAAACACAGCGGTGTTGTAAATGTTGGAGGTAATGTCTCTGGTAAAGGTTCCATCAAATCCAGAGGAAACGGTCTCTAGACTCTGCTTAGCAGTGTAGAAGAAGGAGTGTCCGGCTGGAGCGTTGTTGTTATCAAAGACGAAATCATGAGTGGTTGGATTACCAGCAGTATCTAGGGTATAGAACTCCAACTTGTTTGCTAGAAGTTGCTTTTCAACATTCGTAGCTGGGTTAGTTACGAAGATATGAATATCTGAGTTGAAATCAGGGACAACTCCTAGTGGAAGTGGGAAGATGAAATCGTCTGGGTTAGTAGACAATGCATCAACCGCAGGATCGAGAACATAAGAAGTTCTGCGAGGCATTGGAGGAGCGGCTTGGCAGGTGATCAAAGAAGATGCGCCGTTTGAGTAGAAGAGCTGAGCGCCCAAGGCCAAGTTGTTGGTCAAGCTTGGGAAACCATGACGGGTAACCACATCGTTCATACCTTGAGTTAGAACAGGGTTGTTCAGGAACAAGGTTGGGATGTAGTTAGCAGTCAAAGAATCATTTCTAACGAGTACTCCACTAGCAACTTCGATAGTGAAACCATCACCCTCACGGAATGGAGAAGTAACCACACTCAACACTTCAGTTTCAGTAATATTGAAACTCAAAACGCCGTTGCTAACGGTATATCCGTCTGCAACCCACACGATTGGGTTTCCATTAGCATCTAGCTTGGCACCGGAAACGCTACCGAAAGCCAAGAACTTAGCAGTTCCGGCAATTGGTTGGTTCAATCCGTTTCTTTGAACGGAGACACAGCGAACGGTCCAAGTCTCTGGTGGAGCGTTTGCATCGAGGAGAGTCAAACCATTGATGGAGCCTAAACCGACGTTAGTTGATAGTGGAACGTAGAAAACCCCGCCTTGGTCAACCAAGTGGGCTCTCTGTAGCTCAATCTTACCAGTGCTAATATCAATACGATAATCGTAATGGAAGCTAAATGGATTGCTGTCGATAAGGTCTTCAAGTCCAACGAGTGGGATGCCATTCTTAAACAAAGTGGTGCGATTGGAGACCAATGGGAAATTGCTTAGCTGAAAGTGTCTACCATCAGCTCCCTGGCTGGAGGTGTAACTTGGGTTCAAACCGTCTTGCCCACCACCTAAAGCCGTGGCAATAACAGTTTCATTGGTCGAACCCTGACCGATCATTGCTACAACACGCGATCCTCCAGGAATCGTCACTCCAGCGGACTGGGTAATAACGTCTGTAACGACACTTGGTAGGATGTTAGTTGCGCCTGGTATATTTGGCATGTTGAATCCTTATCACTCGGTTTGTAGATTGTACTCAGTAAAATGTATTAATATTACTATCCTAGGACAGGATATTACCACATTTTGTTGATCTTCCGGGCCTTAAACTTTCTATTTTATGCCTTATTAAACCACTATTTTGCAGTTTTAATCATAGATCCGAGCTATCTGCGGAACTATTGACGGTCAGATTGGCCGCAACTGGGCTTTCGCGTGAGAAATCTTGGAAGCTCACCGTAAATAGAATAGCATCAATTACATTTGCTACCGGGATCTCTCTTCTCCACTCAGTTCTTATATCTAATGTGATACTTTGCCTAAATAGCTTATCATTTCGGTCGTCTGTCTCGGAGGGAGCACCTATATTCATAGGCTTGATGATCAAACCCACATCGTACAAGGTGTCAAAAGTAACTTCTGTTAAGCACATTCCAATAGCTTCAACAATATCGTCTCGGGCTCTCAAACTGCGTGACATAACATCTATAATAATTGATCCTTCCCAGGCTCCTGCGGTCACAAAATACTCTGGCTTCCTAACCAAAGTTTCATTGCCATAACCATCTTGGTAAAGAATTTCTGTGTATTGAATAGTGGTTTGGTTCCTATTGATTGAAATAGGAACGTACTTGGATCCGCCGCTTTTGACTAGAACGGCAGGATAATAAATTCCATCGTATCGGTAATTCTCCCCGA